GCTTCCTCTGTTGTTATCAAACCTTTAAGCGCATCAGGAAAGGCATCCCTTAAAGCGAAGCCCCTTGCTCTCATCTGTAGCATCCGCTTTGGGTACTGTGTCCACGGCCCCTGCTTATTCCACAGTCCTGCCCTCTTTGCGTCCTCGACAGAGAACCGTGCGGTGACTGGCTTACGACCTTTCCTGTGTGCTATGCAGACGGCGACAGGGTTCGGTGTACCTTCGTCCTCGAAGAACTCTTCGACGCCTTCGCACACTGGGCTGGCCTGCACCAGAGCCATTGCTGCATCACCATAGACCGATGGCTTGCCGTTGATGACGCTGATGTTTTGCAGGGCTTGCATGGGTGCTAGACCGATCTCGTTGCCCCATTGAATTGCCACGAGGATGTCGAGCGGCTTGCCTGCGTAGGATTTTGGGACAAGATTGCTGGCTGCTAGTTCGCCTGCAAACTGTTTGGCTTCTGAGAATGTTGTCGGCAGGAAGCCGTTTCGTGTTGTCAAGTTACTCATTTGTTCCCTCCACAATTGATTCGAACTCTTTCGCTTTTTCCATATAGAAATTTTTGTCATGGAATTTTGTATTGCGTTCGATGTTGAAAATGGTATGCACTGCTTGCAGCAGGTTGTGCCGGTCAGGGTTGGATATCCTGCGCCCGAACTTATGCTCAAAGAAAACGACGATGGCATTGTCCAGTCTGCGCTTGACCATCATTCGCTCTTTGGTTTCTTCGTCGAGTTCGTAACTCACTTTATTTCCTTTATGCTAAGTGTTGATTGACGGACAGAGTAGGCTTCTTTGGCTGGCACTACCTTCTCTGGCTGGGCTTTGTAGCTACGCATAGGCCATGAAACGGTGTACTTGTTTCCTATTGTGGCTTTGCTGGCTGTCTGCATAGCGGTTTTGATCTTGGTTTCTCGGTCTGCGATGATGGCTTCGGACTGTTTGATGTCTTCCTTTGCTTCGACGATATCTCTTGCCCACAAAGTAAATTCGCCATCTAAGCTAACGGTCTGCTCTTCTGCTTGTCCCCATGTCCGATCTGCATCTGCGCTATTGATCGGCGGGAAGTAGTCAATGTGCCGCTCTAGTTTCCAAGTGTCAAGTCTTTTCTGGAAGTCGAGGGTAGCCGCTTCGATGGCACGGAGTGTTTGCGCGTGTGGTTTGAAGACAAAGATACGCATCTCTGTGCCGCGATATAAGACCGCTAGAGCGCCCCATTTAGCGCCGGTAATATCCATCTGTGCCTGAAGCTGGATCGGCCCCCTGTAGAGGGCTGGCGTATGTTCTGGCGCGACTGAAGTTAGCTTGGCTTCGAGGATGCCGTGACCGTCGAGTGTGATGGCGTCCTCATCCATGACCATGATTCCTAAATCGGGGTTAGATTGCAGGACAATTGACTGCCCATCGGCCTTGCCGTCTATGCTACAGGCCAGCGGCAGGAGCGGATGAAAAAAAGGTTCGGGGTGATGCGTTACCAGATTAGAAACCCCTAGCCGTTTCGCTGCCTCGACTAGGATTAGTTCCTCGGTTTTGTTCCCCCAATCCATCGCCTCATTGGTAACGCTGGCCTCATCGATGCCGTTTAACGCATTGATGCTTGCGAGTAACTCATCATTGGGGCTGCGGTATTTGCTGAACCCCATAACGGCAGGCAGGCGCGATGCGGACAGCATTGTGTTTGGTGTGACTTTGCCAACCATGTTGGAACCTCCATATAAATTTGAGTAATTAAGAAGCTGCTATTGATAACTTCAGGCTATTGCCACCTATGCAAGGGGCTGGTGACATCGAAGATTATCTTTTCGACAAGCGAATAAGTAAGCTTGATGCCTTGCTGCTGGGCATTGCTCAGAAGGTATGCGGCCTGCAATGCGTCCGACTCGCTTAAATCGGGCTGTAGTTCGTAGATAACGGCAAGGGGTGAGGGTTGCATAATGGCTCCCGTAAAAAGGGTTTATAGGGCGTTAAAAAAGGCCGGCATAGTATCCGGCCTGTACTGCTATGGGCTAACCTAAAAGGACAGCAACACGAATAGGAATGCCCAAAAGAAAAAGAAAAGGACTATACCTGCGATGAATTCGAGTAATTTCATTGTGCGTTTTCTTTTCAGGGTTAAGCGGCAAGTTTAATCTTGATAACTTTGTGCATGGTCTTGCCGTGTGCCGGGTATGCAATGACCTTGACCTTTTTATCGTAGCAGGCACGGCATCCGTTACACTTTCCCTCGTTTTCGTAGGCACGGCAGAGTGTCATCCCTCGCTTTATATCAGCGGCAGTAGGCACAATGACCGAGCCATGCAATCCTTTTGTGTACTGGCCTGTGATGCTGTCGGATGAGAACCGAACTGATACATTCGGCAAGGCTTGCATCTCGGCAAGTACTTGCCGAAACTTTGGGAACTTGTACATTCTCGTGGGCAACCAGTGATTGACCCATGGGGTCCGTTTCATAACGTCGAGAATCTTTTCAGCGAGGGCGAGGGTGTACATATCGCCCGAATCAAACCAGCGGAAAAACCGATCTTTGTTCAATTCGGCAACCATGTCATCAGCCCATGTAATGCGCTGCCAATCTTCTTTATTGTGCCTGCGAGGGGCTTTTACATTCTCGAATCGATAGTTTCCTTGCGTTGCGTAGCAACCCTTACAGGCATCGACTAGTTCACCCGGAGCGGCAATTGATCCGGGGCAAGTGTCGAGCGCCTGAAGAGACCATGAACGGATGCCGTCGAGTTTTGAAGTTACTGAGATTTTCATTTGCTATTTCCTTTCAAGGGTTGAGCGAAGGCCGGAAACCGTCCGGCCAGCGGTTTGATTAAAAAATAGGCCAATTCTTTACTTGGCGAATTACATCGTTTTCAAGAATTGAGAGCGTTATCTTTGCGCCCTCAAATATTGACGGAATTGATTCGATGCAATCGTCAATGGCATAGTTCAGGCTCTCGCCCTCGCCGTAACCTATTTCGCTATTCTGGTAAATCGCGGTAACTTGAAAACAGTCTTTCATTTGTCGTTTCCTTTCAGGTTTAGACAGCCCCCGAAGGGGCGGGATAATTAATGCCGTGCTAAGTGATGGAAATTGTAGGAAATGCCCTCTCGCTTGCACCATGCCACGACATCGGCACGTTCTTTGAGACTGTCCTGCGAGCCTTCGATAATTTGCAAATGAGCGAAGACAATCACTTGACGAGGTGAGAGCCAATGAAGCACTGAATAGCCATTATCACGAATGAAGCGTCTTGCTTCTTTGTATTCTTGGCGAGTAATCATGGTGTCATCCTTTCTTGGTTAATTGACATCCGTCAATGACGGTAATGGGATTATGCCAGAACCGTGCCATCGTGCAACTACTTTGTTTTGGGGTGCGAAAGTGTCACAAAGTGTCACATTGTGTGACAGTGTAACAGTGACACTTGTTACAGTAGATATCATTGTGATATCGTTCGCCCATGGAACAAAAAGCGACATTATTAAGGTTGCGCGTTGATGTCCGCGAGATGCTGGATAAGCAAGCGGCAGAGCAACGCCGAAGCCGAGTGTCAATCGCAGAGCAAGCGATAAGAGAATATTGCCGCAAACATGAAAGTACAGAAGACAAGGTGACAAGGTTAATTAATGGAAAGCTTTGAGTTACCAGAGCAACCAAAGATCAGGCAGGCCAAGCCAGTAGATCGCAGGCAGTATTCCGTTATTCCGATTCGGGCGGCATCCGACAAGCGGCTACGGGCTACAGCATGGCGCGTACTGGTGAGCGTATGCAGTTATGCAAACCGCGCTGGCCTGTGCTGGCCGGGATACGAGAATCTAGCCGCAACCCACGGAGTGACAAGGCAGGCAGTAGGCAGGCAGATAAAAAAGCTTATCGCTTACGGCTATTTGCAAAAGGTAAAGAATCATTCATGGGGACGAACCGCGCAAATACTGCGTGTCATTTACGATGAGTCAATGTCAGATAAGCAACTATTAGAGTCGATACCCTTCGAAGAAAAGCCGCCGGGGCATCAATGGAAAGTGTTAAAAGATGCCGAGCGAGAATTTAACAGTTCCGAAGAAATGGGGACAGACCCTAGTGTTTCGTTAACGGCAGAGAAGGTTGATCAAGGTGAACTAGTTTCGAGAGCATATATCAATCGATGGTTATTGCTTAATCGACAATGCGGCTTTAGCAGAATAGCAACCCCTGAAGATGCGATAGTGATTGATGAGTTAGCAGCAGCAGGGGTAACAGTGCCTGTCCTTGATGCCGTCATATTGGGTGTCCTTCAGTCTGTAGCAGGCACCAGTAGAGAGCCACCACATAGAATCGCGGCATTTAAACGGGCAGCGATTGAGGCCGCTTCGAAATAGAGGGTATATGCCCCCCTGCCCCTACCTATGTGGGGCGGGGTGCCTCGCTCAATTTTTCCCTCGCTTTTTAGTCTGTACCAACCTTATTAACTAGCGGCAACATTTGCCCTTGCGGGCAGTAGAAGATAATTTTTTTAAATGGGGCTGACCAGTTCCTACGGGATACGGCGTCCCAACGTAGTGATGAGGTTAAAGGCGCGTCAGGCGTGGACGAAAAGAACCTAACCCATATATATGGGGTGTAATCCTTTGTGAGGATTGCTTGCTCTTGTTTATCTAGGCTAACAGAGGGGTCAGTCTCTGCAAGAACAATGTGTCCCGATATTCTCTACCTGATCCCATCCGGGGGTATGAATAAGGAGTACCGTCCTATTCGCCACGTTTATTCCCTTGGTCGCAAGCTACCTACGGGAGGGCTGGGTAATGGCCCCGAAATGAAGTATAGTAGAACCGCACAATAGTGCAAATAACTTTTCGTAATCTCTTTGGAGAGTCATATATGAGTGGGTATGCATCGCCGTATGAGTTGAAAGATGACAGAGGGAATCTGTTTCGGAATGACAAGAAGAAGAAGGAGAATAGCCCGGATTGGTCTGGGAAGATTAAGATGAATGGGCAGGAGTTTTATCTGTCGGCATGGGAGAAGAAGACAAAGAAGGGCGATACGTTCTACTCGGTAAGCCTTGGCGGTATGGTACCCGCACAGCCCACACAACACAGCATTGATAAAGGTAATGGCTTTGCCCCTGCTGATAGAAAAGTAGACATGGACGATGATATCCCGTGGTGATATAGTTGTTCTGGGGAAAGCGGATACTGTGGTTCGGCATATGCCCCCACGCGGCAGAAGTTCCACAGGCGTAGCGAGTACCCCCACCTAACCCTTACTGAAGGAGCCACATGAAATACCTCTTCGCACTCTGGCTGGCAATCACAGCCCCTCTCGTTTACGCTTCCTGCACTTATCACACCTACTGCGATCAAGGTCGCTGCGTCACTTGCACAACCTGCTGTTATGGTGCAAGCTGCAATACGTCCTGCTACTAATGCAGGATGCCCAGCCGAAGGTGGCGCAGGTTTTTCGCGTTCGTTTTTCCCTGCCAACAGCGGCAGCAGGAATCAACTCCTCCTTTCCGTTGACCGACCCTGCTGACACCCCGGAAAGACGGGGCTAACAACTATGGCCGTTAATAAACAAATACCCTCATTAAAGAACTGGGGTGGCATCCGAACTGTCCAGCAACGGCTGGGTGGGTCCACCACCATCGCCAAGAATCGAGAAGCTGTCGCTTATTCGCTTCTGACCATTGCTAATACTAAACTCACCGACATCATGGAGTGGGATGACCAAGGCAATATTAAGGTCAAGGCCAGTAAAGACATCCCGGAACACGCCCTGCAAGCAATCAAGTCCATCAAAGTCAACGAGCGGCACGACAAAGACGGTGGGTGCGTTAGAACACTGGACATCGAACTGTACGATAAGGTGGGTGTGCTGCGAATACTGGCTAAAGCCAGTGGCCTACTGGATACCGCAGAAGAATCTGATAAGCCGTCCGTCATTGGCATTAATGTGAAAGCACCCG